AGGTCGAACAAATCACCAGCTTCTTCGGCCCAGCAGTCATCCGCACAATGGAACGCGCAAGTGATTGATTCGACAGGGAATGCGACTCAGAATCAGACGTCTCTGTCACGAACGGCAAAGGCGACGGAAGCTGCACGGGCGGCTGGGAAACTGTTCAAGCCCGGTCAGTCGGGAAATCCCGGCGGAAAACCCTCGGGTTCGCGCAACGCGCTGCAGGGGCAATTCTTCCGAGTCCTCGCCGCTGACTTCGAGCGGTACGGGAAATCTGCCATCGAATCAATGCGTAAGCGTGATCCAAGCGGCTACGTCAAGACTGTCGCCAGCTTGATGCCGAAGGAGTTGGAGCTAAAGCGCCCGCTTGAGCAGTTCGGCGACGATGAACTGATCGCTGCGGTGGAGGTGCTGAGGCGCACGCTGGCGGCCAAGGTCGGGGCGAAATCGCTGCCGAATGTGGTGTCGGAGCAGTAGTGGCCGTAGGCTACTACTGGATCTCGCCCGCGCTGCGCCTGTACTGGTCGGCACTCACCCCTATTCCTTCAGCTTCGCTCAAGGAATACCCCGGCCAAAACACAACATCTTGTGTCCGGTGCCGGAAAACGCGGTCCTGTACCGGCCCCTCCACTATATATAGTGGGTCCGATGGCTGACTCGCTACAGGACGTCATCGGTGATGAATCCCGGCAGATTGCCCTACTGGCGCAGCTAGAGCGGGAGCTAGAACTCCGCAAGGCGGAGAACTGGCTGGCGAACTACCGTCCTTACCGCAAGCAGCAGGAGTTCCATTCGCTGCAGCGCCGCGAGCGGTTGCTGATGGCGGCCAATCAGGTCGGCAAGACCGTTGCCGGGGCGGCCGAGGCTGCCATGCACCTGACGGGCCTGTACCCAGACTGGTGGACTGGACGACGGTTTGACCGTCCAGTCATCGCCTGGGCGGGATCCGTGACCGGCCCCGGCACGCGTGACACGGTCCAGCGGTTGCTGGTCGGCCGTCCCGGTCAGTTCGGCACCGGCAGCATCCCGAAGCGGGTACTTGCCGACAAGAAGTCGGCCATGGGCGTGCCTGACTTGCTGGACAACGTGAAGGTCACGCACGTTTCTGGCGGCACCTCCGTGCTGTCCTTCAAGTCGTACGAGCAGGGCAGGGAGAAGTGGCAGGGCGAATCCCTCGATCTGGTGTGGTTCGACGAGGAACCGCCAGAGGATGTGTACTACGAGGGTCTGACGCGGACCAATGCCACGGGCGGCATCGTATTCGTCACGTTCACCCCCCTGCTCGGCATGTCGTCGGTCGTCGGTCGGTTCCTGCTGGACAAGGCGCCGGGCACCGGGGTCGTCACGATGACGGTCGACGATGCGGAGCATTACTCCCCCGAGCAGAGGGCAGCGATCATTGCCAGCTACCCGAGGCACGAGCGGGAGGCGCGGGCGAGGGGCATTCCCTCTCTTGGCAGCGGGCGGATCTTCCCCGTCGAGGAGGATCTGATCTCGGTCGCCTCGTTCCCCCTCCCGGCCTTTTGGCCGAGGATCGTTGGTCTGGACTTCGGATGGGATCACCCTACGGCGGCCGTCTGGCTGGCGTGGGACCGGGACGCGGATGTGGTGTACGTCACCGACTGCTACCGGAGGTCGGAGGCGACGGTAGTGCAGCACGCCTCTGTGATCCGGTCGAAGGGGTCGTGGATCCCGGTCGCGTGGCCGCACGACGGCATGAATGACACGGCAGTCGGTCCTCAGTTGGCGAAGCAGTACAAGGCTGAGGGGGTGTCGATGCGTCCAGAGAATGCCAAGTTTCCCGAGCAGTCTGATGGTCCGCCGAAGTCGCGGATCTCGGTCGAGGCGGGGTTGGCGGAGATGCTCACGCGGATGGAGACGGGGCGGTTCAAGGTGTTCAGTCACTTGGCTGACTGGTTCGAGGAGTTTCGCCTGTACCACCGGAAGGATGGTCGGATCGTCAAGGAGAAGGACGATCTGATGTCTGCGACGCGTTATGGGCTGATGGATCTGCGGTATGCCAAGACGCGTGAGGCGCGGCGTGGGGGGTTGGTCGAGCCGGAGGTTTACGACAGTGGGATGGGGTGGTGATGTTGTATGAGTAACGGGGCAGTACCGCAAGATGTTGTGTTTGGCAATGCGTACAAATAGGATGCGGCCGTGATGCAGACGAGCGTGGTTGGCGTAGAGGCGATTGGCGACGAGGAGTTAGCCGCCATGGAGGCCGCGTTGTCGCAGCGAGCCGAGGAGGAGGAGGCGTCGCGCGCGTCGGCGATGGCTGCCGTCACCGAGTCGATCCTGAAGATGCGTGATGATGCTGTGAAGGCGCGAGGTGCCTCCGGCATTGAGACGATCTGGCTCGAAGATCAGGAGATGTACGAAGGGATTGACGATGCGAATCGTTCCGAGGAGGGGACGAATCGCACGCGCAAGCCTGTGTCGTCGGATGGTGGTGGTGTCGGTCTGAAGGGCAAGCCGACGAAGTCGACGGTATTCCTGAACATTGCGCGTCCGTATGCGGATGCGGCGTGTGCCAGGGTTGCGGACATGCTGTTGCCCGTGGACGACCGTCCGTGGGAGTTTGACGCGACGCCGGTAGCGGAGGTTGCCGGGATGCCTGCGCCGCAGATCACTGCGGAGTCTGCGCTTGCGGTGACGAATCCCGAGTTGATTCAGTACACCAAGCAGCAGGACGACATACAGCAAATTGCCAAGCGGCGTGCGAAGAATGCGCAGAAGAAAGTCGAGGACTGGCTGACCGAGTGTGACTGGCACGGTGAGGTCAGGAAGGTCATTGACGAGGCGGGCCGGTTGGGTACCGGGGTACTGAAGGGTCCGTACCCGCAGTTGAAGAAGATTCCCTCTTGGCAGCAGAACGGTCCGTTGAAGGTACTGCGTCACGTCGAGAGGATAGATCCGGCTTCGCGGCAGATTTCGGTGTGGAACATGTATCCCGACCCGGCGTGTGGCGGGAGCATTCACAACGGTGCGTACATTTTCGAGAAGGAGCAATACTGGACGCGGAAGATGCTCGCGCAGTATCGAAGCGAGCAGGCTGCGGTTGATGGTTGGTTGCCGGATCAGATCGAGCTTTGCCTGAAGGAGGATCCGCAGTACGACGAGAACGCGAACCTGATGCATTCGGGTGCGACGCGTGAGGACTACGAGGTCTGGCACGGTTACTGCACGCTTGAGCGTGACGACATTGAGGCGGCTGGGATAGCGCTCAATGGTGACGATGCGCTGTTCATTCCGGTGTATGCGGTGATCTGCAACGACCGGATCATCAAGCTGGTTGATTCGCCGATTGATTCAGGGCAGTTCCCGTACGACTTTTTCCCGTGGTCGCCGAGGGATGGGATGCCTTGGGGTCGTGGTGTAGTGAGGCAGGTGCGTACGCCGCAGCGGATGGTGAATGCGGGCACGCGGAACATGATGGACAACGCCGGGGCGTCGTCTGGCGTGATGATGTTCATGAACGTGAACGGTCTTGACACGAACAATGGTCAGGGCTGGATGCTCAATGGCAATCGTGTATTTCATGCTGACGATGGTGTTGACCTCGCGCGTGCGATGCGGATTGTGGAGGTGCCGAGTCGGCAGGGCGAGTTGCTGAACATCATTCAGTTCGCCATGAAGATGGCGGAGGATGTGACCGGATTGCCGATGTTGATGCAAGGTCAGCAGGGCGCGGCGCCGGACACGGTAGGTGGGATGCAGATCCTCAACAACAATGCCAATGGTGTGTTGAGGCGGATGGCGCGGCAGTTCGATGCGTACATCACCGAGCCGCACATCAGGCGGTACAACGACTGGCTGCAGAGTTACGTGGACGATCCCGAGGTTCACGGCGACTTCAGCATTGATGCGCGTGGCAGTTCTGCGCTTGTCGAGCGGGACATACAGAACCAGGCCATCGCGCAGATGTTGCCGTTCGTGCAGGATCCCGAGTTCCGCATCAACAAGGAGCGGTGGTTTGCCGAGTGGAGCAAGTCGCAGCGTCTTGATCCGAAGCGGTTCCAGTACACGGATGAGGAATGGAAGCAGGTTCAGGAGCGGATGCAGCAGCCGCCGCCCCCGCCGCCACAGGTGATGGCTGCGCAGATTCGCGCGAAGGCGACGGTCGAGCAGACGCAGGTTGAGGAGGCCGAGGAAACGAAGCGCGTGCAGATGCGCGTGGTGGCCGAGAACGAGCGGTTGGCGACGAAGGAAGTTGCGCAGACGCAGCGTGAGCGGGAGGCTGCGGCGGCCGAGGGTCAGAGGTTGATGGCGACGCTGGCGGCTGATCGCGAGAAGGCTTTGATGGCGCTTGTCGGGGAGGAGAACCTTTCCGCGCAGGAGATCAAGGCGCGTCTGCTTGAGATCGTGACCAAGGATCGTCGCGAGCGCGATCTGTTCCTGGGTCAGAAGTTGGTGAAGGAAAAGTACGGCACTTCGGTTGACATGCCGGGATGAGCCTGCTGCCGAGTGATTACGAGACAGGAACGTGGGAGCGTTTCCGTCTGGAACTGACCGAGAGGTTGGAGATCCTGCGGAAGCGTAACGACGGTGATCTGGGGGCGCGGAAGACGGCGCTTCTGAGAGGACAGATTGCCGAGGTGAAAAGATTGCTGAGCCTCCCAGCCCAACCGCCGCCCCGCGACGAATAGCCGGTCGGCACAACAGAAGGACGCAACGTGGAACAAGAGACTCAGGTCGTCGACAGTGATGCCGATTTTGAGGCCGGGTTCAATGCAGTTCGAGGCATAGAGACCGCCCCCAAAAGTACGCCCGACCCGCAAGCGTCGGAGGAATCGGCAGGTGACGCGGGGAGCGAAGCCGCTCCCGAGGATGCCGGTCAGGGCATTTCGGAAGACGATCAGTCGTCGGAGGCAGCGCCTCCGAAGGAACCCACGACGGCGGAGCTTATTGCGCAGATCAGCCGGCTGGACAACACGGTACGGAACATTGCCGGGAATTTCGGCGGGCTGAAGTCCGAGCTTCAAAGGGAACTGAAGGAACTTTCACGGTTGCAGCAGGTACGCGCCACCGAGCCGCAGGGATCTCCTGCCGCAGAAGGTGCACGCAAGACCCAGCAACTCATCCTGAAGCGTGTGAAGGAGAACTGGCCTGACTTTGCCGACGACTTGGCGGCGGATCTGGCGGAGAGCATCGGTGCCGCGCAAGCTGCCCCGGCGTTCAATCCTGATGATCTTGACCGTCGCGTATCGCAGCGGGTCAGCCACGAGGTCAACAACATCGAGCAGAGGCTATCGGCGGAAACGCTGGATCTGATGATGCCCGACTGGCAGGCCGACATTTCCACGCGGGACGCGAGTGGCAATCTGGTGAAGGATTCGACCGGCAAGTACATCCCGTCGAGGGAGTTCATGTCCTGGCTGGGGTCGAAGGGAAAGGACTTCGAGGTTCATTTCTGGAACACCAACAGTCCGAAGTTCCTGATCGGTGCCATCAAGGAGTTCAAGACAGCGCAAGGCGGCGTCCGCCAGCAGCAGCAGCAAAAACAGGCGCGTCTGAAAGGTGCGGTCGTTCCCCAGGGAAGGGGAGGGGCGCCCTCGCAGGCGGAACTCGATGAAGAAGCGCTGATGAACCGGGGTTTCAACTCGGTGCGCGGCGTCACTTAACAGGAAAAGTAAATGGCTACTCAAACACTGAACAGCCCTGCCCAGCGCATTGGGCTGGCAAAGGGTGAGATTCTTGCCCACGCAATCCCGCACGAAGTGCTGCAGATCGGCATGGGCGCCAAGCAGATGCCGAGGAACAACGGCGAGTCGATCATCTATCGCCGCTGGCTGCCGTACGGCGCCACGAACACGAGCGACAACACGCGCAATCGTCCGTCCGCCGATTACCTGGCGCATCTGACGAACGAGGGCGTGACGCCTACCGCAGACGTTCTGGTGCCGCAGGACATCACGGTGACGATCAACCAGTATTCGTGCCTGTACGCAGTGACCGACAAACTGCTTGACCTGTCCGAGGATGGTGCTGAGATCCCCGGCGAGATCAAGGAGCAGGTTGGCGAGCGCATGGGCCTGGTACGGGAGATGATTCGCTACGCGGCGCTCAAGTCGTGCAGCAACATCCAGTACGCAGGCGGCACGACGCGTGCGACGGTCGACGAGAAACTGTCGCTGCCGCAACTGCGGAAGATGGCGCGGACCCTGAAGGCGAACCACGCCAAGCAGGTGACGTCCATCCTGGCGGCTTCTGCCTCGTTCGCGACGGCTCCGGTCGAAGCGTCGTACATCGTGTTCGCCCACACCGACGTCGAGAACGACATTCGTGATCTGCCGGGGTTCAAGTCGACGGCCGAATACGGCCAGCGCAAGCCGGTTCACGAACTGGAAATCGGTTCGGCGGAAGGGTTCCGTTTCGTGCTGTCGGCCGATCTGGCGCCGGTTACTGACGCGGGCAACACCGCGGCGGGCACCGGGCTTGTGACGTCGGGCACGAAGGTCGACATCTATCCGGTCATCGTGATGGCGAAGGATGCGGCGCACGACGTCGCCCTGCGCGGCAAGACCTCGTTCGACCCGACCTGGATCCCGCCTGGCGTGAAGGACAAGAACGACCCGCTCGGCCAGCGCGGCTACGCAGGCGCCAAGTTCTATTCGGCTGCCTTCGTTTCCAACGGCGGCTGGATGGGTGTCATCGAGTGCGGCGTGACCTCGCTGTAATGACGATGGGGAGGCTCGCCTCCCCGTCTCAACCTGATTAAGGACATGACATGACGAACAAGGCACTTAACGAGGGCACTTTCTGCGCCAGTGACGCAGCGATTGCCGCAGGCACCACCACCACCTTGACCATTGGCGCGAACACGCATTTCTGCGTTGGTGGCAAGGCGCACTACAAGGCTGCAACGAGCAACATCACCACCCCGACCACGGATGCTGCCACTGGCGCGGCCTTTACGGCCATTCCGAAAGGCACTTCGCTGGAAGCGTGGGGGCGTACCTATGTGGTGTGCCTCGATACTTCCGCCACTCCCGCACTGAAGGTTGTCGAGGGTGAGTTGGTCAGGGCAACGCCTGGGCGCACCGGGGCGACGATGGAGTTTCTGGATGCGCCGGAGTTTCCGGCAATCCCAGACACTATCTGCCCGATTGGCTACATCAACGTGATGATCGGAAACGATCTGTCGGCGGCGTCATGGACGTTCGGGTCGAGCAACCTCGCGACTCTGACGGGATGCAACCGGACTTTCATCAGTTGCATGTTGCTTCCAGCGCGTCCGCAGACCTCGGCGTAAGGAGGAATCATGTTCTCTAGATTCCTGAACGAAGGGAACTTCTGCACGATCAAGGCGGTGTTTTCCGCCACTGGTACTGAAACCGTATACGACACGACGAACGCCGTTGCTTTCTGCATTGGCGGGAAGGCGTATGTCGAGACGGGGGCAACTACCGATGGCACGACGCCGACCACGGATGCCGTTACTGGAGATGCTCTTGTCCTTACCGGCACGACTACCAGTGGTGAGGGGGCGATTGCTGTCTGGTGTCTCGACTCATCGCTTGCCCACAATGTCGTGTTCAGCAAGGTCAGCAACATCGACAAACACGGCAACTGGGATCGCTACCCTGAGTTCCCGGCCATTCCCAACACGCTGACGCCGTTCGCGTACCAAGTCCTGAAATACAACGGTACGTCAGGTACGTTCACGTTCG